GGCATAGGCGGCGGCATCGGCGGCGGCATCGGCGGCACGGGCGGCACGGGCGGCATCGGCGGCGGCACGGGCGGCATCGGCGGCGGCTGGTGTGCGATCCGTTCCATTCATCCAGGCCGTAGCCCACGCACGCCATGCGGAATCGGTGTAGTGGGGTTTCGCGCAATAGATTGCGAAGGCTACCGCTAACTCCTTGCCTCCTTCCGTGGCGCGTAAAGCCCATACGCAATCGTCCAGGCCGTTTACGTCGAGGATGGTTTCTAGCGGAATATCACCGGTGAAGTCGTGCCCTACGTGGTCAGCGATCAGGTTATAGCCTCGGGCGCATGCGTTAGCCGCGCGGAGGGCGGATAGGGTGGTGGTGTAAGTCATGGTTTTGGGTCTCCTTTTATTTGTGGTCACGAAGTAATGCACGGTATTCGGCTGGCTTAATACCGAAGCCAGGCAATTGCACCAGGCCGCGACACTCCGACGGCGTGCCCCGGTATCCTTCATCGATCGTGCGCACAATATCGCCTTGCGCGTCATACAGGACAAAGACGCGGCGCGGGTTGCCGTTCGTGTCGTTTCCGGCGTTCAGGTGTTGGTAGTGGGTGGCGGGTTGGTTCATGGCGTAGGGTCTCCGGTTATGGGCTCAACAGACCAAACGGGCCGCAACGACGCGCGCGGCCAGGTCGGCTTGAGTTTGTTGATACTTGCGGAAGGCGCGGGCGGCTTGGGTGTAGGTGCTGTACATGGCGGTATCCTCTCAATGGTTGGTTTGATTAAACTAGGCCGCCACACTGAACGGCCCGGGCGGTTATCAGTTGAAACCCTTATAGACGGGCAAGTCGCCTTTCGGATTGACGTTTGTGGGCATGATCACAACAATCGCATCGGATTCCCCGTTATGCATCACTGCGGCGCCGCGCTTGCCGTTCTGGTCCATGTGGTAAACCTGCGTCTTGCTCGCCTTGTAATACGCACACAGGGCATTGGCGGCACGTTCGAGCAATTCCGGCCAGAAGTCGCCGGCCTCGCCGCTCAGGGTTTGCGGGATGACTCTGCGGTAATCTGGAAATTTGGCATCTACGGGCGAGAACATGAATTCGCCCAGCGTGTAGCGTTTTTCGTCCACGCTGGACAATTGGAGCGCCAGCGTTTTTACCTTCGCGGCCGGCTTGAGCGTATCGACCGGGATGATCAGATCGAAGTCTGGCGTTTCACATTCCGGCATGCGCACAGAGAAGCAGGACATTAAATTACCGTCTGTTGAGATGACGCGCAGGGTGTGGTCCGCCACGGTCCAAACGAAATATGCGCCGTTCAGGTAATAACGCACGTCATTGGTTGCGGCGCAGGGGATAGCGGCGCGAATGAGGTTCAGGGGGATTGTTAGCATGGTGCGGGTTCCTTTTTAGTTGGGTTATAGGTGGTTTAGTTAATACGTTCGCGCTTGTGTACGATGCGAAAAGGGGCGTTTTCATTTTCCCGGTATTCTTTCAAACGTTCGCGCGCCTTTTTCCGGCTTGTTTCAGAGCAGACACACTCCCAGCCATACTGCTGGCCATAGTAACCTTGAACTTCCCAAACGTCTGAGGTTACGCGCTGCAGTTCGTAAAGTGTACCTTTGGGCATGCGCTCCAAGGGCGTCAAACCATCATGCGCGCGGCATGAGTTGTAATCCCATAATGCCGCGGCGCGGAATGTTTGGCCGTAGCCGTCGCGCGCAATGGTCGAATAGCTCCCTTGTTCCATCGTGGGTGGTACGGTGACTTTATACGTGGCCATGGCTCGGGCGCTCCTATCGATGATTGCGGCGGCGTGGTACATATCCGCGCGGGGCTGGGGTAAAGGGCAGGTTGATCATAGCGCACCCCTTTCCAAGAATTCGGCAACGGTCAACAGTTCAACGATGCGGCCGGTTTGGTCCAGTATGGCGATCATGATGCGTTCCTTTCATTAAGCATATCGGTTCGTACTACATAAGACGGGGCAAACTTCATCCCCGTATCCGTGGCAGCAATCTTTATGCGGCCGCCATCTTCATCTTCAACGGCGATCCAGGTTAGCGAATCGTCACCTTCGTCTCGATATTCGGGCTTGATTGTTACTAAATCGCCGCGCTTGATCATGATGCGTTCCTTTCTAGTGGTTAGTTGACGTTGCGATGGGTGCTATTATAGGTATCCATAATTATGCGTAAATAGCTCTGATGGGTTATATAATTTATAACACTTTCGGGTTATATCATTAAAATTTTTATAATTCCCATAATCCGCCCGTTTGAGATCATTTCCGGCACAAACGACGTCGGGATGACTAAAGATGACAGTATCATGACAGTACCATCCCGTCGCCTTGAAACCCAATAGGCGCGCTGGTTTAGGCGTTTTATGTCATAGATGACTGTACTTTGCTCTACTCCCGCCTTCCGGCACTACTCCATAATTATATAATTATATAAATTATACATTGTCCTATATGTTACTACTAATAAATAAATATAATATATATTATATACTAAGGTATAGGTATAGTATTGGATTGTAAGGGATTTTTTCGCGAAAGGTATCAGTCATCATTTAGTCATCATTCAGTCATCAGTCATCATAATGGCCAAAGTGTGACAGACGGTGCGAGATGTCAAATACACCCGCCCAGAAATTTGATATCTGATTAAAAATTAGGCAATTGTTAAGAAATCATTGACAAAAATGGAACAATCAGAACAAAATTATGCATATTGTTCAATCGGTGGGATTATGCAGAAACGGGCCCGCCCGCCCATTGTGACCGAAATCCGCCGAAATTATGCAGGCCGACCGCATGTAACACATTGAATATATGGCAAATATATCGAAAACGACCGAAAAGCCGCGCGGACGCCACGGAATCATTAACGCCCGCGCATCCGGCGAAATCGCCCCCCCCCCACCGGCGCCCCGTCGCGGTGTCCGCCTGCGCCCCGAGCACCAGGAAGAGGTCCGCGCCAAGATACAGGCGTCCCATTTAGTGCGACTGCTGCAGGAGCATGCAGACGGGGTGCGCGACATGTCCCCCACACAGGTCAAATCCGCCGAAATCCTTTTGAGCAAGTCGCTTAGTTCGCTGTCATCTACCGAGGTCAACCTGATCAGCAATAACGACAAGATGAGTGAAGCGGAGATATACGCCAAGATTGCCGAATTGGTGCAGGCCGATACGCGATTGCGCGCATTGATCGTGCCGGGCGAGGCGTGCGAGGTTGCGGAGGCGCCCCAAGCGGTCCAGGCGCCCGAGGTGGTAGAAGTGCCCCTCACTTGCGCCATGTGCGGCGATGAGGGCATGCCAGGAGGGTGCCCCGGGTGCGGCGGAGATCCGGCGGAAGGGGTGGCGTCGCGCGCGGGTCGTATGGGGGATGCGGGCGGGGCGGGGCGAACTCGGGGACCCCTCGGACGGGGGGGAATTGTTGTGGCGGGCACCGTTCCATAAAATCGGCCATTTTTGAACTACTATAATAGGAACCGTATGATGGACACCCGCCATAATCTGACGCCGCCCGGCCATAATTCGCGAACGAAGCTCATCCGCCATAACGACGCAATATTTGAATTCGCCATAATCAAGCGAGTGCCGGGCGATGGGGTTGACAAGCCCGTCAGTGAAGAGTATGGTTCGATCACGGGGGTAAAAATCATGTTCAAGCTCTTGACAATGGTAATAATCGGGTACAATCTTCCAGTCGTGGCGCTTCTGCTGTCGCTGTATTGGTACATGCCGAAGCGTGTGTGGAGTACGAAATTGTTCTGAGGGAGTTGATCATGGCGAATGGTAATGAGGATTCCGGCCGCGCGGCGCAACGTCGTTTGATGGAACGCGAACTGGCAGAGGAACGCAAGAAGAAAGAGCCAACAGTGATGGGCTCGTTGAAAGAAGGCGCAAAAGTCGCGGCGCGTCGTGCCGGCCGCCTGCTCGGCATGAACGGAACCAAGAAGGCCAAGGCTGCCCCGACCGAGGGCATGGGCGGATATGGTGCCAAGGGCGATGCCGAGCGCAAGAGGTACATCGAGGGTTTGACTGAACGCCTGAACGGGAAGCAACTGTGACCCGAATCAAGGCGTCGGCCATCAAGACCCCCCGCGGCGTAGTCAGTAAGCGCCCACCGGCACATCATGTCGATGTTGCCGCGAAGGATCGCAAGGCGGGCGGTGCGGGTAAGGGACCGCGCGGCTTCGTGACTGATAAAGGCGAATTCGTCGGGCGCCAGAAGGCGAAGCGGATCGCGCGCAAGAGCGGCCAAGCTACGGTGCGCGGCAAGCGCGGGTTGCATAGCGAGGATGTTTGGGGGAAGTGACTATGGCCACAACCAGCAACACCAACCAATCAGGCCGATTCAGCAAAGACGTAGGCTACACCAAGCCGCCGAAGAAGAAACGCAAGCCGCGTTCGGCCCCGGCCCCGCAGAGGAAGCGATGATCGAATTCATGCTCCTGTCCGCGCCGCGATGCGCAACCACCTGGGCGTCGAATTGGCTCACCACCGACAAGACTCTGTGCCTGCATGACCCCCTTTGGACGAAGCATTATTCCGAACTCGATTCGATTCAATCCACCCGCCGCGTCGGACTCGCATGCACCGGATTGTTCAAATTCCCCGAGTTTGTGAACGCTCACCCAGCGAAGAAAGTCATCCTTCACCGGCCGTTGGTTGAGATCAATCGCTCGCTGCAGCGGATCGGCATGCCAGAAATGTCGCAGAAAGCAATTGATGAATTGTGGGCGATCGACGGTAAGCACGTCGCCTGGACGGCGTTGTTCGATCACCCGGCTACGATTTATGAGCACCTGACCGGCATGGAATTCGACAAGGAACGGTACGATTTGTTACGAGAGATGGAGATCCAGCCATATTTCGCCGAGCTTCGCGTTGGCCCCGATGTCACCAAACGATTGCTGGGCGAGTTACGATGACGACGTTCAAGACTCGCACCGTGCCGGGGAATGGCGGCGCCGTCCGGCTGGAGTGTCGGGATTGTGGAAGGTTGTACGATCAAGTGGTGAGCGAGATTGACGGGCCGCCGAAGTGCGCCGAATGCGCCGTACCGCCGGAAGTGATTTGCGGAGAGCCGATGCAGATCGCTTGCCGCCGGTGCGGGCGGGAGGTTACGATCGGGGTGATAGAATTGTCTAGGCTGCACCGCCCGCCATTGTGTAAGATTTGTGAAGGGAGTGTGAAATGAAATACGTTGTTACGATTGCTGCATTATTGCTGTCCGCCTGCGGAACCGCACCGGTGCCCGATTCCGTTCAATTGAAACCATCCATGTCGGTTGGAAATACGTGGGGTAAGGCGATCGCTACATGGGGCGAGGCATTGCCGGCGGAAGCCGCGCCGGTCGATGTTATGTCAAATCCGCACGTTTTCTACGATACAGATTTGGCAGTATTGAGCGATTATAGCAAGACGTACCTGAATCGCCTGGTATCCTTCATGGGGGCGCATCCCGGCATTCTGGTTCAGGTGATCGGTAGCTGCGACGAACGCGGCAGTGATGCGCATAACGTTGCGCTCGGCACGAAGCGGGCGCGCGGAGTGGTCGATTATCTGGTTGGCCAGGGCGTGTCCCCGAACCGCATTGCCGTCGAGAGCGTTGGCAAATCCAAGCCGGCATCGCTGTGCCACGACGAGTCCTGCTGGCGCTGGAACCGCCGCGCCGATGTGGTAATCGTCCAGATCAAGGGGTAATCGGTGAGCGATACGGCAGAGCAATTGCTGGCGATGCTGCAGCAATTGGAGCGTCGGAAGAAGATTTACCGGGCGGAGTATTTCGAGCCGTACCCCTACCAGATCAGGTTCTTTGAAGCCGAAGGACATCTGACACTCGGAAAGCTGGCCATATTCCGCGCGCTATGCGCCGCCAACGGTATCGGCAAAACCATGTGCGGCTGCATGGAGGATTCGTATCACACGACTGGACGCTACCCCGAATGGTGGAAGGGACACCGGTTCAACGAACCGATCGCCCTGCTGGTGTGCGGCGAAACCAACGAATCGGTGCGCGACATTCTCCAGAAAGAGCTATTCGGGGACCCGACTGATCCGAAGGCGCTCGGCACCGGGACCATCCCCATCGATTGCATCGGCAAGATCACCCGTAAGCCCGGTCTGCAGAACGCATTCGACAGTGTGAAAGTGCGCAACGTCAGCGGTCGCTGGTCGACCATATTCTTTCGTGCCTACGAGCAGGGCTGGCCTCGATTCCAAGGCGTTCGTTTTGAGGCGTTTCATGCGGACGAAGAACCGCCGCTGGACATTTGGGGGCAACTCATCCGCGCCGTCATTTCCAAGAAATACGCGATTGGCTATTTGACGTTCACGCCAGAGCGCGGCATGACCGGTGTGGTTGATCAGTTCATGAATACGCCGTCCGAGGGGCAAGCGTTCATCAACGCCGGCTGGACGGATGCTCCGCACCTCATAAAAGATGGGAAGATGACCGACCAAGCGCGTATTCTGGCGGCCAACATGCCGAAGCATCAGTTAGAGATGCGGACTAAAGGTATTCCGGTATCCGGGGAGGGTATCGTATTCCCCGTGCCAGATGACCAGATCATCGTGGCGCCATTCGAAATACCGAAGCATTGGCCGCAGATCCGGGGCATGGACTTTGGATGGAACCACCCATTCGCGGCGGCTCATTTGGCCTATGACCGCGACGCGGATTGCATCTACCTATGCCATGAATATCGAGAATCCAAGGCGTTACCGGCCGTTCATGTGCAAGCGATGGATGCCTGGGGCAAGTGGATACCGACAGCATGGCCCCACGACGGAGACAATGCGGAAAAAGGCACGGGCGACGAATTGATCAAGGCGTATCGTGATGCCGGGCTCAACTGCCTGCCGAACAAAGCCACGAATCCGCCGGAACCGGGCAAGGAAGAAGGTACGGGGGGCAATTCGGTCGAGGCGTCCATACAGGACATGCTGATTCGAATGGAAACTGGGAGATTCAAGGTATTTTCCACATGTGAGGTGTTCCTTCAGGAAAAACGCACTTATCACAGGAAAAATGGAGTCATTGTCAAATTAAAAGATGACCTGATTTCTGCAGTTAGGTATAGCATAATGATGGTGCGCCATTCCCGCGTGAACCGCCCAACGACTCAGGGGCACACCGCCACGACTTCGAGTGGGGTGAAATATTTGACGGCTCGGCCGGAAAAACGGAAGCGTTGACAATTCGTGAGAGTTAATACACACTAACGAGGCGAATCAGTGGAGGTAGCAATCATGCCAGTCAAAAAGACGAAACTGAAGGGTGGAAAAGTCCGGGTAAGTACGCCGGGCGGGGTCAAGGCGAAGGCCACGACACCGGCCAAAGCTTCTGCCCAGGAACGATTGCTCAACGCCATCGAAAACAATCCCGATTTTAAACCCCGCAACGCTCGTAACAGGAGAAAGAAATCATGAAACGTCTTGGCAAAATCCTTGGTATCGCCTTCACGGCGGTTGTACTCACTTATGGCATGATGTTCGCGTATGCGGCATCTGGTCTAGCCATCATCCACACTGCTTTCCCTAATGCTGACGCTACGGCTGAATTCGGCTTATTCAATGCGGTCGAGAATCACAATACGATCCTGCAGACGAACATGCTGTCCAAGGTCGTCGTGAACAACAATGCCGCAAACCCATACCAAGTCCCAAATAGCACGGCATATATTCTGTTCACCGGTACGCAGCCGAGCGCGACGATGACGATCAGCATGCCGAGTGCAGCAAACTCGCTGGATAGCCAGGAAGTGAGCATTTACAGTCAGGCGTCAGTCGCGTCCGCGGTTACTTTCGCATCCAGTGGCGCAACCGTTCTCGGCGCCCCCGCCACCCTCACGGCGAACGCTCACGTCAAATTCAAATACGATGCCGCGACGACCACGTGGTTCACAATCGACCAGTAACTTACATAGGCCCGCCGGGTAATTCTGGCGGGTTTTGATATGGCCGACAAAAAGACCAACTACGCTAAGAAAAAATCCATCCGCGAAGAGGCGGAGAAGCTTTATCCCAGCGTCGTTGAGGCTTTCACCGAAAAAGACGGTCAATCGACCAACATCGATTTGTACTGGGATATTTTCAATGCCAAGCTGAATGCGAAGCAAATGTACGATGGCGACAGTCATGTGTACGTCCCAGTCGTCCGAGACGGAATTGAGGCAGGCGTAAAGCGGTACGTGTCGATGCTTATGCCGACAACCGGCCGCAGCATCGAGGTAATCTCCGAATCCGGCGACATCCCATCCGAAACAATCGCAATTCTCGAACATTATATCCGTGCGTGCGAATTGCGCACATTGTTGCCTGGCGTGTTCCGACGCGGCGATGTGGAGGGGCAGTGGTCACTCATGCTGGACTGGAAGAAAACCGTCCGCAAGACCAAACGCAAAGTGATGAAGGAAGACCCAGATAACCCGACCGAAATGATCGAGGATATTGAGGACATCGAAATCGTAACGGCGGGTCCAGAGGTGACGGCGCTTCCGGCGCAAGACCTTGCTGTAATTCCCGCCACCGCCACAAGTATCGACGCCGCCGACATGGTTATCGTGGCGCTACGATATTCTGAAGCCAAAATCAAGGAACTCGTGGCGGACGGCACGTTCTTGCAAGACGCCGTTGACAAAATGGCGAAAGGTGTTGGCGACAAGAAATGGCCGGACAAGGAACGCTCGTCCGAAGCGGGCGTCCGCATGAAGGGTAGCAGCAAGTATTATTTCATTTACATGGCCTGGCTGAAATTCGAGGTTGAAGATGGGCGCGAGCCGTGCATCATCTATTTCGGCGGCCCGCAGAATGTGCTAGGTATCGAGAAAAACCCGTATTGGTCCGGCAAAGTACCCATCCTGTCCGAGCCCGTCGAGTTGATTCCCGGCTCGTTCTGGGGAAAATCACGCATCGCCGCAGTCGAAGAACTGCAATACCAATGCAATGACGCGATGAATATGGGCATGGACAGCGCCAAATATTCCGTGCTGCCCATTGTGATGACCGATCCAGTGAAAAACCCGAATGTCGGTTCCATGATACTGGCCGCCGCAGCGATATGGGAAACTAACCCGAACGACACACAATTCGCCAAATTCCCCGCATTGTGGAAAGACGCCTTCGCCATGGTCGCGTCTATCAAATCGCAGATTATGGAGAGCATGGGCGTGAATGACGCCATGATGGGCCGCGCGCCGCAGGGTCGCAAGAACGCCCAAGCCATCGCCCAGCAAGAATCTGCTGCCATGGCCACGGTGGCAGACCCCGTCCGCCGGTTCGAGACTGGCATCATGGACCACTTGCTCGAATGGTTCTTTGAACTGGATCAGCAATTCCGCGAGGATGATCTGATTATCCGAACCGAGGGCGAAGTCGGGCTGGCAGCCAAAATACAGCGCATCGCTCCGCAATCCATCGGCACACGGTATTTCTTCAAATGGAACGGTGTTGAGCAGGCGATGGGCGCCCAGCGCGTCCAGCAGATGATCGGTTTCATGAACGTATTGCGCGGCATGCCGCCGCAAGCCATGAACGGTCGTCGATTAGACATCACTCCTATTATAGATTACGCCTCGGAAGTCATTTACGGGCCGAACATCGCCCCCCGTGTGATCATCGACGAGCGCAGCAAAATGAGTATCAACGCCTCGCTAGAGAACGAGATCCTTCACAACGGCATGGACCTCCCGGTCAATCCGCTGGACGACGACTCGGAGCATTTGCGCGATCACATGGAAGCCGCGCGCACGACGGGCGATCCGGCCGGGCATATCCGCAAGCATGTTATGGCCCACATGGCGCAGGCGCAGGCCAAGGCCGCCCAAGTTGCACCGCCGCCACCGAGGGGATTGCCGGGCGTTCCGGGCGGCGGGCAACAGCCAGGAGTAGCGGGCACGCCCCGGCCTGGCGCCGTTCCGGTCGGGCCGCGCGGCGTAGCACAACAACCGCCCGGTGCCATTCCGGCGGATCAGATGCAGGATGCCTCGGCTGGTGGTCGGGGATAGCGAGTGTTGACTAACCCATAACAGTATGGTACATATCATCCGTGGAGGCGAATCATGATCGGACCAAAGAGCGATAAGGACTGGCAAGCATCGTGTGACATGCGCACGCTTCGCGAGGCCGAAGAGATCAAAAAGAGCGCGGCGCGTCATGCGGCGGCTCGTAAGGCTGCGGCTCAAGAAATGAAGTCGCTGGAAAAAGTCGTGGCACCCGCCAAGAAACCGACAATGAAACGAGGCAAATAATGAAACGGACCCCGAAGAAGATGACCGATGGCGAAATCCACAAGAAATTGCGGAACGACATCGACAAGATTCCTGGCGTAGCCAAGAAACCAGCAGCAAAGAAACCGGTAGCAAAGAAGAAACCAGCAGCAAAAAAGATGTATTAGGCGTACTCGACCAACCCACGTAATGGGTTTTTCGCGTAATTCCCGTGACGAATTGGAGGAAGAATCATGGCTGACGAATTGAATCCGGTCGAACAGACCGAAGAACTGGAACAGGCTGAACAGACCGAAGAACTGGAACAGGCTGAACAGACCGAAGAACTGGAACAGGCTGAACAGACCGAAGAACTGGAACAGGCTGAACAGACCCCGCAATCCCGCCGTGAGGCGCGAGTGCAGAAATTGGCAAATGAACGCGCCGAGGCGTTAGCTGAAGCGAAACTTGCGAAAGAGCAAGCAGAATTTTACCGTCGGCAGGCTGAGCAACTGGCACAACAGCGCCAGCAAACACCCCCCGCCGATGACGTGTACCTCGATCCAGACGAAAAATGGCGTCGTGAATCTCAGGCGATGCTGCAGCGTGGTTTGGCACAGTCTCAGGACATGGCCGATAAAGCGGAGTTCGCTCTGGCATCGGTCAAGAGCACGTTAAAAGCCAAATACGCTGACCGTGTGGAAGCGGAATTGCAAAAAGCTCGATCGGCAGGGTTCAATCCGACACGTGAGCAGGTTTATCTGGTGCTGCTGGGCCGCGATGTGGACGCCAATCATGGCAAACCGACCCCAGCCGCCCAAGCCGCAAAGAAACGTGTCGATGCTGCAAAAACTACGACGCCTGGCGCAAGATCGAACGTGGCGGCGCCGCGCGGCGACAAGTCGCTGGAAGAACGCTTGAGTGGAATGATTCTGTAGGACCGTAGTACCGAAACACCCCGAATAATCCCCGTAAGGGATCGCTCGACTGGCTCTCGTTAAGGCTGAAGTGTGGTAGTAACTGATCCGGCATTGGCTGGGCAGAACATATTTTTAACTTTTACGGGAGTCTTATCATGGCAACTAACGCCGCATCGAACTTCAGTTCCGATATTCGCAACTACATCGCGGAGAAAGTTCTTCCGCTGGCCAAGCGTCAACTGACTGCATACCAATTCGCCGACAAGCTGAAGCTTCCCGCAAACATGGGCACGACCTATACGGCCACTCGTTATAGCCGTTTGAACCTGCCGTTCGCGCCGCTCTCTGAAGGCGTGCCGTCCGTCGGTGAAACGATGACGATCAGCCAATCTCAGGGCGTCGCGCAACAATGGGGCGATTCTGTGAGCATCACCGATGTCGCCGAGATCACCATCGCGCATGACGTGTTCAAGCAAGCGATGAAATTGGTCGGCATGCAATTGGCCGAAACGATGGAGCGCAATTCCTATACGGGCGCCAACGGCCTGATGGCTGGCAGCAACATCAACTATGCCAACGCCAAGGCTTCCCGCGCAACCCTGCTGGCGACCGATGTGCTGTCTCCGCACGAAATCAACCGTGCCGTGAATACGCTGGAACTCTCTGGTGCTCCGAAATTCGGCGAACCCGAGAAAGAATCGTATGAAGTCGATGCCCGCATGAAGAAAGGCGAAGTGAATCCTCACTACGTCGCCATCATTCACCCGTCCTCGGCGCAGGATATGCGTGAAAACTCCACCATCTCTACCGCCTGGTCGTACAGCGACATCAACCGCCTGTACACCAACGAACTCGGCGAATGGGGTGGCGTGCGCTTCACTCGCTCGAACATGGTTCCGTTCTGGACTGGCGCTGCGGCTAACCTCGCAACATACACTCCGGCTACGACTGGCGGTGCGTTGGCTGCAGGTAATTACGTGGTTCAAGTGACCGCGGCCCCTGCGCTGACTTCGATGGAACAAACGATCTATCAGCAACAAGCTGTTACTGTAGGCGGTTCTGGTGCAGGTTCGATCTCTATCGTTCTGCCGACCAAAGCGGGGTATGTGTTCAATGTTTACATCTCGGCGGTTGGTAGCTCCAGCGTTGTCAACTTGGGTCTGTCTGCATCTGGCCCGACAACCGGCCCGTTGGCTGGCCAAGCTACTCAACTGGCCTCCGGTGCGACCGTAGTGGTCACCGCAGTCGGCGCTGCTCAGGTTCCTCCCGCCGCCCCGGCCGCCGGCGTAAGCGTGTACCCGACCTTCGTGATCGGCGAAAACGCATACGGCGCGGTCGAACTGGACGGTGCGAAATTCGAGTACCTGAAGGAAGCCGACAAGAGTGACCGTCATAACCAACTGCGCCTCATTGCCTGGAAGATTTTCTACGGCATGATCATCCTGAACCAAGCATTCATGATGCGTATCGAGTCCGGCAGTGCGTTCGCACCGACCTATGACTCCGGTGCTGTCGCAGGCGTGACGTACTAAGAATTAGGGGGTTCGTCCCCCTATAAGCGGGGGACGGGTAGTTGAATAGCCCGTCCCTTTTTATTGAAACGTAAATAGCGAGGCAAGCAAAATGAATGATCAA